TACATCTAGGGCACTCTGACTCATTCATATTGACACCCCCTCTTCGATGGTCGCTGCGAACATCTGGACACCCTCGTCGTTGACGAAGTAGCGACGGGAGTTGATGATCCAGACGGTCTTGACCTCGCCAGACCTCATCGTCACGGCGCACACGGCGCTCTTGCCGTCCATCGCCTGACCGGCTGTCCCTGTCGGGCCGACAACCATCCAGCCACCGTTTCGCCTGTCGCGACGGAAGCCGGTCGCGGCGACCGCCTCGTTGTGTGCTGCACGCTCTTCGGGGGTGAGCAGGTCGTCCATCACTTGACCTCTAGTGGTACTCATGACGACACCCCATTCACCCAGTCGGCCCATTCATCGAACATCATACCGACGGTGCCAAGATGACTAACGTCGATCCCTGTCTCATTGTCAGTCCACGCCTCAGTCCCCGCCGTATGAGGTCCCCATACATCCATAATGACACCTTCGGCGGTGATGTTGACTATCAGGTTCCGACCGTCGTCAAGATCGAATACGTATTTGTCGTTGCGAACCTCAATAACAGTGCCCTCAACGACAGTGCCAGTTGCCTCATTCATGACGACACCTCATCCACATAACCGTCGAACAGGTCAATCGACTGAACTGCGACCAAACTTCCGTCAGTCAGAACCAACCATTGAGCATACGCGTCCAGATCATTGGACTCCAGAAAAGCGACCAACCGGGCATTCTGCCCGCCTTCGGCCACATCACCGCTGACATACGTGGCTCCGTCGATTGCCTCGCAATCAAGCCACCCTTCGGATGACCAGATTCTAGAAGCCTCTTTTTCGTTCTCATCTATCGGCGCGTTGGCATCAAACGCTCGCACTGTAACCGTTCCACCCTCGTAATTCTGATTGTTGCTCATTGCTTCACCCTTTCTATTGTTGTTGTTATTGTTACTCATGAATAGCCTTCTTTAACATTTCCAAGAGATCGATATGACACTCTCCATCACATGTCTCTATATCAGGAAACAGCAGTTCACACAAAGCTTCTCTAATCTTGTCCTGAAACCACTCCCCGTCAGTATAGATATCACACCGATGTTCTGTCTCAAAACGAATCTCTTCCTTCTGTTCATTAGTTAGCGGCATCTTTACTCTTCCCTTCCCTGTATAGCGCTAAAGCAATCATAGCGTAAGCAGCAAGATCCATTAAAGAATCCTCCACTCCCTCATTCTTCAACTCGCTACCAGACGCAGCAGCCTTCAAGCGCACCACCTTATCTCCAGCACGCACCATAGCACCAACCCAAGGCTCAACACCCCAATCTGAGGACTGCCTGATATTTAGAAAGATATCATCAGCCACACCATAATCGGCACTCTTCTTCTTATGTAAATCCGACATCTCCTTTAATATCCTCAAAAACTCTGGATGTCCTTCACTCATTGATACATTCCTCTCGTTGTAGACTACCTTCCGAATTCACGACTAGCCCTCTCAGCTTTGCTTCTGTTTCAATAAACTCATCTTTCAATCCATGCAGCCTAGTAAATCTAGACTGATAATTAAACCATCCTTCATCACCCAACCAGACTTTCTCTTCAGTTTGCTGGTGCAGTTCCTGCATTTGAAAATCTTCCAACAGAAAACTCAAAACCCCAAGAGGCATGTAGACTATAACATCATAATCAACATTGCTACCATTGTCTTCTGCGTACCTTTTCAATATTAATTGAAATTCTTGTATAACATCCTCTACGCTCTTACCAGCAAAATGCTCAATAGTTCCGTATTCATTACGTTTTCTAGGGCAAAAATCATCAACTTCTGTAATGGTGCCATAGGCACGGCAAACCAAAGGGCGATAACCATATATGGTACAACCATTATCCCAAAATGCACATTGCAAATCGGTAGACTGCTCATTCTCACCCCAAGACTTGTCATACATGCGGTCAGTTAAAGCTTCAATACGAGAATTCATCCAAGCGTCAGCAGACTCCTGACCCTCGCTCTCCATCCTGAGGTAGTATTCTTGCCTCATCCTAAACGCAATATAGGCGCATTCCGTCAAGTGTATCTTTAAACCAACCTTACAACACTTGCCTGAGTTAATGCACCCAAATTCTGTCTCATTATGTTTTGCCTGAAAAACTCTGATCTTATTATAGGCCATATCCAGCCTATTAAAGTTCACAAGATCATTGGGATGTATTTCCCTATTGGTCATCGACCCAGTTTCTTTCTTCTAGCCCTTATTGCCTTTTGTCTTTCACGCTGCATGCGCTCTACTCTTTCTTGCATAGGCGACTTAGGCCTTCTCTGAGAAACGCCTTTAAGCACCCTACCCTTACCTTTGAATTTTAGTAGATCGTATTTCTTACACCAGTTATATAGCGCCTGTGGAGTAACTTCAATATTATGTGTCTGCTTGAGCACCTTGCATATGTCAGTTAGCTTCATCCGCTTCTTGACATAATGCTCATACAACCACCCCTTATCCTTATAAGGCTCCATCTTGCCCATATAAAACTACTCTCCGACTAGATCTTTTAAAGCGCTAGCAAAAGTGCCATTCTTGGTAACAATCTTACCCCAAGCGTCAATTACCGCCTCATCAGAGTTGGGAAGTTCATTAGCACTCATGCCATGATCATGCTCCAACGACGTCCTCATAAGACCAATAACATCTGAATTATGGTCATGCGACCATGTTTGAACAGGCGCTACGGGAGGCTTCGGTGTAGACAGTGTAACCTTAGGCGTAAAAGCCTTTTTGGCATCATCATTATCGTTATCACTCATATTATTCTCCTTTTTAAACACAGCATATTTTACCACGCTGCAGTGGTGAATCAGGTGACCCCTTCAAGATTTTTTTCAATTTCTTTTTGGCATCCCCATGTAGCGATACCGATAGCGTCAATCTCATCAGAATCAAACTTCTCTGTATCAAGAAGTTCCGAACTGATTCGTTCCGCTAACAGGCGCCTGACCCTATGTTTTCTTTCGTAAGAAGCTTTTTTCTTAGCTTCTTTCTCCCCCATTGTCATAGACCATGCGAGAATATCTTTCTTTGTTACTCTATTATACCCTATTTGCGTCTTCCAAACCAAAGGCGACGCTTCCACAATTGGAACCTTATGTAAAACAGCTGTAGCCATAGATGCTCCCACAATATATGAGAGGTCCCTGCTCGTCTGGTAATTCTGAATGTATACCGTCTGCTCAATGTACGCTACATCAGGTTTAGACATCGCCACAACCTCTGGAAGGGCCTCCACAATGCCTCTGATCTTGACCTCCATCCCTTTCTGCTTGACCAGTTCTATCTTGCCATAGTCCAGCACTTCCACATCTCCTTGACGATTTGCTACGCATAGCGCCCAAGCCAAAGAATGTGTCGCTGGGTCTATGCCCAATACTTTTATATCCTTAAGAGATCGCAATGTCTTCACTCCATACTCCTACGAACCTCTTTCTCATTCCAGCCCCAACCAACAAGTCTCTGCACATATCTTTCTCTCTTGCAACACTCGCAGATATCTTCCTGATTATACCTAGAAAGTGTCGTAGAGCATTCCTTAGTTTCGCATGTTCTAGTTGAATTTAAACGAGCCTTTTTATCATAGTACCTTTGCAGTACCTTTCGATTTGTAATTATTTTACGACATTCCGCACTGCAATAAATAGCATTGTACACCCTAGGTGTAAACTCTTTGCCACAGTCAGAATTGGCGCAATTCCTACAGTTTGACACCTTCTTCGTTATCACCCCAACAAAATGCTTTCGCATCACAATTTTGGCATTTAGGTGACGTAATCTTATACGGTCTCACAGGCAACTTGTCATCCAAGAAACCTTGATACCACTTAGACCACTTCTTAAACAACTTGTCAATATAGGCGTCATCCCGTTCCATATAGATAGGCAAAATCTGCTGATTGTTCTTATTCTCATAAATAACAAAACCATCATCCAGATCCAAACATCTCATATAAACCTGAGCCTGCCTGATATGATCATCCTTAGGCTTATTGTGCAACTGCCTATAATGGAATCCCTCCTGAGAGATAGACTTAAGTTCAATCAACTTACGCCCATCCCAATCAATGATACCATCAGCAGTACCCCTAACGGGCGGATCCTTATGATCTACAGGAATCTCTTCCTCTAGCAAAATATCCATATTCCTAAAGTAATCATACAACCTATCATGAACAGCGTGACCATTATCAAAAATTCTATACGTATGGCCAGTGAAAGTCGGCTCAACCGAAATACCCCTGAACAGATATACCCAATACCTAGTGCATTGGTTAGTGTAACTTGGGTGAAACCCATCAACACGTTTAAAATCATTTTGATTCTTGACAACCAAATAGTCGTCTACAGCCTTAACCAACTTGTCCTCTAAAGAAATTTTCACTTCCCTTTCAGGGACATTAACCATCTTCAATCGTTGCAAAGATTTCACGTAGCACTCCTAGCCAGAAGCTTCAAAGTATTAATATTTTCCTCCAAAGCTTCATGTAAAGTATACCATATATCCTTGGTAATCTTGTCTTCATTTGACATAATCGTTGAATTCCTCTTATACGCTTGCGCTTTAACAATCACCTTAGTCCTATACGCAGCCAAAATGGCAGCATACTTTGCAGCCTGCATACCAATATACCGGCCTGGGTTTTCGATAATATCATCAACAAT